TTGTTGTAAGATGTTATTTCTTTGATTGGCGGCTCTAACGACATCGTAGCGATCAAAGGGTTGTAGCGTTACTAGAGGGAAGATGCTGAAATAGCGCAATACAGGTGGCGAAGCTAGTGCCTGTGCATCGAACGACTGGCGGGTTCTGTGGCTCCGGATGGGCAGAATTGAAGGCGAACTTAGGTAGGCTAGGTTCGCTCACCAGAAGGGCAAGGAAGGTTTTATATATACTTTAAGTGGTTTTGTATAATAACTAGGGGGAACTATGATTGAAGATATGGTAAGTGCTAAAGAGTTTGTCAACGCTGACACTCAAACACGGGAGTCTATGCTCATTGATATGTTACGAGTAGCAGACATGGAAATTAAATCATTAAGAGAACAACTTTTATTTGCCAGGCGTGAGCTAGAGGCTAATAAACAACTTATTCATGCGCTTGGGCCTGCTGTTTTTGAAGGCAAACATTAATGAAAATTTTAATTAAGAAAATTAAAGAAAACAAAGATGGATCAGCCGAAGTCCATGTGCATTATGATAAGGAAGGATTGCACTTTCTTGTTCAGCAAGGACTAACTGCCACTTTGGTGGAAGCTATAATGATGGAACGTAATGGGGAGATGTTTCATGTTTCAAGCGTTTTGGACACTATATCCAAGAAAAGTAGCAAAAAGAACAGCGCAGTCAAGTTGGAATCGGTTAAGCGAGTTAGAGCAAAAAGAAGCGCTTGATGCTCTGCAAAACCATTTAAAGTATTGGAAGCTCAAAGAAACATCAAAAGAGTTTATTCCTTATCCCGCTACTTGGCTAAATCAAGGGCGTTGGGAAGATGAAATTGATCTATCTGAAAGTCTTGTAAAAAAACCACAGTTGCCGTGGTTCTCATCTGATGAATTAACTTTGGCTAAAGCAAAAGAATTAGGAATAACGCCTTATGCTGGAGAATCTTTTGCCCAACTACGAACTAGAATTTCGGCACAAATCAGCCGTCAGGCAACTGTGTAAATGGCGTAAAGATTGGGGTTTGCCAAAGTTTAGAAAATATATTTCTGATAAGAAAATATCACCAGAATTACTGCATGACTTTGCAATACAATATCAATTAGGAAACCGAGGGGAGTGGGGAAAATGGATAACTTCAAATTAATAGATACTTTTGATTCTGCGCCTATTGCAGCAGAGCTAACCAAAAGTCAATTTTGGGATTGGTTAAACCTACGTAGAAACGATCCTACATTGCAACACACCAACGTCAAAGACATTGTGCTTCGGTTTCAGTCTGTAATGTACGACTCTACATATCAAACCTTTTTTGAGAGTTTGAAGTGCGAAGATTATTTTTCCCAGCGTTACCATCCCAAGACAATGAATGTAGTCTATGACTTTTTTCCTATTCATCTTTTAGGGCGTGTGATGGTAGCCAATCTTAAACCTGGTGGATATATTGGTTATCACATAGATGAAGGAAACTACGCTAAAAAGCATGACCGATACCATTTTGTAGTAACAAGCAACGACCAAGTATCATTTACTTCTGGTAACGAATCGTGCCACATGAAACCTGGTGAGATATGGTGGTTTAACAATCAAGCCCTCCATTCCGTAGCCAACGAAGGAACGGAAGATCGTATTCATATTATTGTGGATGTTTGGAAATGAAAATATTAATTATGGGTTTACCCGGCTCTGGTAAAACAACCTTTGCTAAAAAACTTAAAGAACTTTTAGAAGTTAAAGGCCACATGAGCTATGAAAGAGCTATGATGTTGCCAATCAATACCAATCCTATAGTGACTTGGTTTAATGCAGATGATGTCAGAAAACGTTTTAATGATTGGGATTTTTCTAAAGAAGGGCGTATTCGTCAATCTATTCGTATGGCTGACTTTGCAATATCGGCTGGTGGTGATTATGTAATTTGTGATTTTGTAGCCCCTTTGCCTGAGATGCGTAATAACTTTAAAGCCGATTGGACTATATGGATGGACACTATAGACGAAGGAAGGTTTGAAGATACAAACCAGCTTTTTGTAAAGCCTGATGTTTATGATTTCAGAATCCCAAATTGGGATAATTCATGGGGAGAGTTTGTTGTCAACCATATTGTTAATAATTGCCGTAGGCCAACTTTTTCTTGGAAACAAGAAACTGTTCAAATGTTGGGCAGATGGCAACCCTGGCATAAGGGGCATCGTGCGTTGTTTGAAAGAGCTATTAAAAAAACAGGGCAAGTAGTCATTCAGATACGAGATTGTCAAGGATGGAATGACAGTAACCCATTTAGCTTAGAACAAGTCAAAGAAAACATTAAACGTGATCTTGACCCTCTATATCAAGGGCAATATTACATTCAAGTTGTGCCTAATATTATCAATATTACTTATGGGCGTGATGTTGGATATAAGATCGAACAAGAAACTTTTGATGAATCTATCACCAGCGTTAGTGCTACTAAAATTAGAAAAGAGCTTGGTTTAAAATGACGGCAATGTTTTTACCTAAGCACAATTTAACTTTTGTGCATATTCCTAAAAATGCTGGCACATCCATCATTAAATGGTTTACCAAATACAAATCATTTTTTGATGCCGACCCTATTTTTATGGGCCATCACGAAAGTCTGCCAATGATTGCTAAAGTAATGCCTTGCATTACAACCTTTGCGGTAGTCAGAAACCCTTACGATAGATTGGTGAGCTTTTATACTTTTGCCAAAGATGGTCAAACAGAGTGGTGCGTAAAATTTAGGCAAGCCAATGGTTTAGAGGAGTTTCCTGACTTTGCCACATGGGTAGATCGGTTAGAGAGCTACGATACTTTGCATTGGTTTAAAACCACCACCAATCAATTTGAGTGGATACCTGATGGGGTAACTCATCTTTTGCGAACAGAGAGCTTAGACAACGATTTTAAGCCCATTCAAGACATTGTAGATTTTGGTGTTACTTTGGATGTTGATAACAAATCAGATCACGAGTTGTATAAAAACTTATACACAGATAAGGAAAAAAATAAAGTTGCCAAGTTGTTTGAAAAAGATTTAGACTTATACAAATACACTTTCTAGGGGGAAAGATGCTTGAAAAAACAATTATTGCTGCTACCGGCATGGGTTATCTAATGGTCGGTGTTTTGCAATTACGCAAAGGTGCATTTCCTAATGCAATTATTTGGTTAGGCTATGCGTTTAGTCAAATTGGTCTATGGTTGGCTCTTAGATGAATTATTTATCCGTTTGTTCTGGCATTGAAGCTGCCACAGTTGCTTGGCATCACATGGGTTGGAAGCCTGTAGGTTTTAGTGAAATTGAGAAATTTCCTAGTCAAGTGCTTGCACATCACTATCCACAAGTCACTAATTTTGGTGATATGACTAAATATAAAGAATGGAATATAAATGACACAGTTGGACTTTTGGTCGGAGGAACTCCCTGCCAATCATTCAGCGTTGCAGGCCTTAGAAAAGGACTTGAAGACCCAAGAGGAAATCTTGCCCTTACCTATGTTGGAATTCTTGACAAGTTTAGACCCAAGTGGTGCATTTGGGAAAACGTGCCAGGTGTCCTCAGTTCAGGCGAAGGAAGGGATTTTGGTTCATTTCTCGGGGCGTTGGGCGAACTCGGGTATGGGTGGGCCTATCGGGTGCTTGATGCTCAATACTTCGGAGTCGCACAGCGAAGGCGTAGAGTGTTTGTTGTCGGATGTCTTGGAGATTGGCAATCTGCCGCAGAAGTATTATTTGAGTCCGAAAGCCTGCGAAGGGATATTAAGAAGGGCAGAAGCGAGAAAAAAGATATTGCCAACTGCATTACAAAAAGCCCTTCAAGCCACAGTAGCTACAATCCAGCAAGAAGTGAAGGAAACGCTGTAGTTGTTCAATGGCCTGCTGATAAGGCAAGTACATTAAATGCTTCATTTGGAGAAAAACTTGGTTTAGAAAATCAACATATAAATTCTGGTGCGCCATTATTTGTAATGCAACCCATTCCAATTCATGCTCAAGCAACTCAATATAAAGGTGGTGGAGCAAACAGAAACAACGATGGAAAGGGAAATGGTTTAGGCATTGGAAAACCTGGTGACCCAATGAATACGCTAGATACAGTCAGCCGCCATGCAGTTGCTTATGAAAATCATGGCACAGATAGCAGAATCAAAGAAATTGAAATAAGCCCTACTGTTACTGCTAGATGGGGAACTGGTGGCAACAATGTTCCATTAGCTATTGGCTCATCTGATATTAGCGGAACATTAAGAGCTAATCCAGGTAGCGGATGGCGTAGTAACGGAACACCTGTGGAAGCAGTAGCTATACAAAACATGGCAGTTCGTAGGCTTACAGAAGTGGAATGTGAAAGACTACAAGGCTTTCCTGACAACTACACAAATATTAAAGAAAACTGTCCAAGCGGTGTAAGATATAAAGCTCTTGGAAATTCTATGGCTGTGCCAGTAATGCGATGGATAGGGGAAAGAATAAATGAAAGATTATGATCCAAACGATGCGATTGACTTCATTTTTAAAACTGCGCCTGCGTATGCGAAAGCGAAGGGTGAACTTGCGGAGCTTGAGGCATTTAAATCAAGCCTCAAAGCTATTAAAATGTCTGAATCATCGGAGCAAAGTCTTGGGGCGCAAGAAAGAGAAGCGTATCGCTCAGAGGCTTATCAGGATTTATGTAAAGCCATTGGAGTGGCGACAGAAAACGCTGAAGCGTTAAAATGGAAACTTCAAGCAGCAGTTTTAAGAGTAGAAATCTGGCGCACAGAACAAGCCAGCAACCGATCAATAGAAAGATTAACGAGATGAACGATTATGCAGACATTATTCTTAAACTTAACTCATTCATCAAACACTATCACGAAGCGGTACTTAAAGGTAAATATTCACAAGCCTATTTAATTGCTTGTTCTATAACAGAATCAGCGCAAGAATTAGAAGATTGGACTAGCACGAAAAGTGTCCACTAAAGCTCAAAAAGCGCATTATGATCGCTTGGCGAGATTTGGCTGCATCCTCTGCTACAAACAAGCCAATGAGGGAACGCCAGCAGAACTGCATCACATTAGACGAGGTAATATTCCTCGTTCTCAAGCACCCGTCATTCCGCTTTGCACCTACCACCATCGAGGCGCAAATACCAGTATTCACGGAATGGGTCGCAAACGCTTTGAGCGAGAGTACGCTACTACAGAAGAAGAACTGCTCGAATTGGTATTACAAAAAATTTGTTAGAGTTCCAAAGGATCAAAACCTAGTTCGGTAGCGACTCGTTTTGCCCTGCGTTTAAATGTCGCATCGTGCTTTGTCCACGCATGGGTGACTGTATTAGCACGGCTCATGTGAATCATCTCATGGCATAGCGTTGTCATAACTGTATAAAGATGCCCACAACGAGCTTCCGATACTGTAACTATGTGTTCCCAATCTCCATCATCGTGCAAATATGTACCCATAGCTTCAGGGTCTGCATCAACAATAAATTTTACTTGCTCTGGTAAAGGCATATCCCATTTGCAATATGGTTCGCAACAAACCATTGCACTATAAAGATTGCGTAGGATTGCAGGTGTCAGTTTCATACTGAGTGGATCTTGCCTCTAAACTCAACTTCATCCTCGCCCCACACTCGTACCATTTCAGGCTGTAATAATTTGCTACGCTCAAAGGT